GCCTCGGGCTCGGGCTCGGGCTCATCGTCTTCGTCGACGAAGGCGTACTCCTCTGGGTACTCGGACTTGATGGGCTCTGGGTGGAGCTTGACCTGGACGACGTTGTAGGCTGGGCCGAAGGCGGTCTTGGCGAACCACATCCCCGCGTACTCGAGGATCAGTGAGCACTCCATGTCCTCTCGGAGGGTGGTGAAATCCACGACCTCCTGTTCCGCTGAGAAAACCTTGGTCGGTGGGATGCGTTCAGCCACGAGTTCGGCGTCGCTGTACGCCGCCTTGAGGGATTCGGCGGACTTGTCCTTGCCGAACCACTCCTTGGCGTGTTCCTTCGCAGCCTGAAGATTTGCCTTGTTGATGGCGGTAATCTTCCGCTTATTCCCCGCGGACACCGGGTCGATGGTGATGTCCGTCTCGGTCGTCGCGCTGATGCGAGCCTTGTTCAGCTGGATGAAATGCTTCTTCTTGTCGTCCGTGGTGGCTCGGACGAAGTAGCATCCATCATCTCCTTTGGCGGGGGCACTGTACAGCATTGTATACCTAAATCACGAGGGTAATCTTTAAATAAATAGACTCGTAGCACCCACGAAAGGAATCATGGCCGCACCCAACAGGACACCCTCTGGAATCCAGGCGTCTCTGTTTTCCCTGTACCCGTAGAGCGTGTTCGTGATATTGATTTTGTTCCACACGGACTCGTCGACGAAGTTGAGCTTGTTCAAGTTCAGTGCGGGTTTGTAGTTCCACTCGTTCCCAATGTACCTCGGGGAGTTGTTCTGCACCCACTTTTTCTTTCGCACGTCGAACCTCTGACGACCATCGGTCTTCACGAACCCTTTAATCTTGAGGGGCACCAAGGTGTTCATCCCGTACACCAACTGTCTCTTGAGTTTTTCCCCGTCGGGTTGAATCGTGTACTTCTCGTACTTGTACGGGTCTTTCTGTTCAGCAACGCGCATGTTCACCTTCCCGTTCATGACGACCGTCTTCGTCCTGGAGGGGAGCTTTTTGATGACTTTAAAGTAAATGTCAAAGATACTATCGGACGTCGTAAACTTCATGCCTTTCGAGATGGCCTGGGCGAGTCTGATGAGTCGCGCGCGGTCCTTGGCTTTCTTCTCCGGGCGCAAGTTCAACTCCTGCATGATGACCACGTCGTGAATGAGGAACGCCTTACTGGCGATGGCCACCCGCTTGTCGTGGACGATGGCCCCACTGTCTCGGTTCACGTAGGTTATGCCCGTTGTTTGCTTCTTAAAGATGACGTCGAAACCGAACTCCCCTGGGCGCATGAAAGGGACGTCCAAGATGCCACCCATGCGCTGCTGCACCACTTTCCCCGCGGCGACGTCGTACCACCCGACGTTGAGGTCGAGGGCGAAGAGTTCGACGTCGGTCAAGACGTTGCCCTTGCTGACGTTGGACCCCGCGGAGAGTTTCTTCTTTTTCATGAGGGTGTACCTCCTGGTGAGCCACGGCCCTTTCTCTGTGAACGACACGCCCAAAAACTTTTTCAACTTGGACCGGTCCTTTTGAATTCTCTCCTTGATGACTTTATTGAAGCGCACGCAAATCTGACCCAACTTGTCCCACATGATGAGTTTGATGCCTTGGAGTTTCCCGAAAAATCGCGCGTCGTACTTCATCCTGGGTGCGAACTTGGTGTCGATGTCGGAGGTCACGATGCGGTCCGCCCTGGGAAGTTGCATGTTAAACGCGTCCCCACCGGAGATGACCAAGTCCCCCATGGGTTTCATGTGTTCGGAGAGTTCGCCTATGATTTTGTACACGATGTCTCGCACGGTGTCCGTGACGTATACGTACAAGATGTCTTTCAGGTTGGCATCTTTGTGTCGCGTCGACAAACGCTTACGGAATTCACGCACCTTCCCTTCATCGTAATATTTTAACAGAACCTTGTCCCCTTTACACAGGTTCTTCAATAAATATTTCCTGATGGTGTCCTCGGTGTACAACCTCTTATCCATATTATTATGTGTACATAAATTAAAATGCAGCTGGCGTGCGACATCATAGACAACTGTCGGTGCTACGCGGAGTACCCCTCGAGCCCGCAGTTTTGCGGCGCCCGCCACGGGCCGAAGGTCGACCCATGCCCCCCGGCGTGCTGTGCTGGTGGGTGTGATGGTCCCGAACCGTTCGCCGTGATTCACTCACAGGACCGGCTCACCACTGGCTCGTTCCCCCTCGTGTTCGCGTTCCTTGTCATTTTGGTCATCATTTCCACGCTTACACTGGCTTAAAGAAACCAGACGACAATTGAGTAAGAAAAGATGCAAGAAGAAATCGAAGCCCTCCGCAACGACATCAAGAGCCTCACCAAGCTCGTTCGTAAGATTAAGGCCAAGCTCGACGACCCGGATGGGGAGAAGGCGAAGGCTCGCGTCGCCAACAACGGGTTCAACCGCAAGCAAAACATCTCCGATGAGCTTCGCGCGTTCATGGGCTTGGGTGCTGGCGAACAGGCGTCTCGAAGCGAAGTCACCAAGTTCGTCACCAAGTACATCACGGAAAAAGGTCTCAAGCATCCGGAGAACGGTCGCCAATTGGTTTTGGACGACACCCTCCGCACGCTCTTGAAGCCGCCGGCGGACGTCCAAGTCACGTACTTGAACTTGCAAAAGTACCTTTCCCCGCACTACATCAAGTCGGCTTAAAAATAAAATAATATTGTAATGTAATGTCCAACGTTGACAGATGTTATATCGAAAAACTTGTTGGTACAAAGATTGGTGATCTATCTCTGTACCAAAAAGCCTTCACCCACAAGTCTGCGTTGAAACAATACGACGACATCGAACACTCGTACGAAACCCTCGAATTCATCGGCGACAGCGTCCTCGGCTTCGTCGTCACGAAGTGGCTGTTCGACCGCTATGAGTCCCAACAAGAGGGGTTCCTCACGAAGGCGCGCACGAAGTTGGTTCGCGGGGAAACCCTCGCCGCCATCGCGCGAAAACTCCAACTGCAAGATGTCATCTTGATGGATGAGAAAGGGATGCGAAACAAGTGGAACAACAACACGAAAATTCTCGAAGACGTGTTCGAGGCCCTGTGTGGTGCGATATACATGGACCTCGGTCTCTTGCACACGAAGGAGTTCATCTTGCGCATCTACGAGGACCCGTCGTTCGTGGACATGCAATGTCTCCTCGTGGACGACAACTTCAAGGACCACCTCATGCGGTACTGCCAGCAGCACAACTTCCCCCTCCCCGAGTATAGAATAGCGGACCACACCGACGGGGTGTTCGTCATCGACGCCTACGTCAACGAAAAATTCTTGGGAAGAGGGTGGGCCAAGTCGAAAAAACAGGCGGAGCAGAACGCCGCGAGGGCATTCTTTAGTTGAGTTAAAAGTAGCATTCATTATTATTTCAATAAGTACGCTCGATGCACCCCAATGTGAAAGCCCTCATAGAGAGAGAGTACGCCGCGCAAAAATCCGAGGAATGGCTCTCCCTCCGTGGGAACATGCTCACCGCCTCGGACGCCGCCACCGCGATAGGGTGCAACAAGTACCAGACACCGTACGACCTACTCTTAAAGAAGTGTGGCGTCGGGGAGAAGTTCACGGGTAATGAAGCGACGAGACACGGTGAGAAATATGAAGACGAAGCGCGCATCCTGTACGAAGAGCGCTACGGAGAGGTGGTGCACGAGATTGGCCTGTGCCCCCACCCAGAACACCTCTGGCTCGGGGGGTCCCCCGATGGGGTGACTGAATCCGGGAAACTCGTGGAAATCAAGTGTCCCATGATGCGTGAAATTAAACCAGAGGTCCCTGAACACTACATGCCCCAGTTGCAGTTGTGCATGGAGATATTGGACCTGGAATCGTGTGATTTCATCCAATATAAACCCGCGGATTTCAACTGGCCGAATCCAGAGGAGTTCGTGGTCGTCCACGTCGACAGGGACAGGGAGTGGTTCGCCACGAACCTCCCCATCATGCGCGCGTTCTGGGATAAGGTGCTCTATCACAGGGAACACGGCATAGAACCACCGCCACCCAAAAAGACCCGCCCGCGTAAACCGAAACCCCCAGCCGAGTGTGAAATCGCATCGGACTCCTCCGACGACGAGGATGACTTTTTTTTCTAGCCCTTATAATAAAATAAAATGATGAAACGTATTGGTTCCCGCGCCGAAGTCATGCACGGCACCGCGACGATGACCGAAGGCGGTCTCACGAAGAAGGATTTGTACCTCGACCCGAAGGATGGACGCATCAAGAGCCGCAAGGCCCACGACGCCGCCATGGCGCGCATGAAGGCCGAAGGTAAGGCCCACTTCGTCAAGGTGTGGAAGCCGAAGGGTGTCAAGAAGGACGGCGACGTCAAGTTGCAAGCGAAGGAGGGTTCGAAGGAGTACGAGCGCAAGTTGAAGCAATTCAAGCGCTTGCAAAAAAAACTCTGAGCACATAGTAAATGACGCTCGCTCTGTGGGACGAAGCCGTGAAGGAAGCTAAAAAACAAATGGGTGTGAAAGATACGTTCACTCGCATCGAAGGTAAGTTATTAAAAAAGTGTCAGGTCATCTACACCGCCCTCGTGGCGGGCACTAAATCGTGAATTGGAAACCCTTGAGACGCTCCGGCTCGAACACTTGCAACTGGTGCAACTTCCAAGTCACCCCGAACTTCCGGTTCAAGAAATACACAGAACACATCTCGACGATGGGTCTCCCTGAATTTCTTGAATACAGACCGTGGGTCATCGCATCTTTCGGCATGCGCTCCTTGTTCGCGTCGAACACGTCCGCCTTCATGAGGTCGTTCATGTCCGTGTCCACTTTCACGCGAAACTTCGGGGCGTGGCCGGGGTTCTCCTTGATGTTCGAGTTGAACATGGGAAGGAGTTCCTCCTTGGTCATCGGTTTTTGAAAAATCTCCTCACTCTGCGCGACCACGGCGTCGACGACCATGTTCTCCACCTCTCGAAGGGTTTGATAAAACTTTTGGACGTACCCACCGTCCTCGTCCCATCCGGTCAGGGACAGGTCCAAGGTGTACTTCGTGGGACCTACCTCCGGGGTGAATCCACAGATGCCGAAGGGCATGTACAGTCGCGGGGCTTGGACGCGAAGATGTCCACCATCTTTGTTGGTGATGACAATCTTCTTGTTTTTATAGCTGCCGATGTCGATGTTAGAACACAACTCTGTGAACTTCATATTAAATAAATGGATGTATAACTTTAAGCAGAACACGCGACGCACTCGGGTTCGATGTCCAGTGAGAATTGAATGGGCTTCGCCTTGGCCTTCGAACGGAGGTAGTACATCCCCGTCTTGAGACCCTTCTTCCACGCGTACATGTGCATCGAGGACAACTTACTGAACGTCGGACTCTGCATGAACAGGTTCATGCTCTGGCTCTGACACACGAAACGCCCACGGTCCGCGGCCATGTCGATGATGCACTTTTGTGAAATCTCCCACACCGTCTTGTACCTATCCTTGATGTCATCGGGGATGTTCGTGATGTTTTGCACGGAACCATCCGCCTTGATGAGGAGGTCTTTCATCGCCTTGGACCAGAGACCCAACTGCTTGAGGTCATCCACCAGGTGTTTATTGACGACGACGAACTCCCCGGCCAAGGTGCGTCTCAAGTAGATGTTCGTCGTGTACGGTTCGAAACACTCATTGTTCCCTAAAATTTGCGCCGTGCTCGCCGTAGGCATGGGCGCGAGGAGTAGGGAGTTTCTGAGACCATCGAGCTTGATGCGCTGACGCATCGCGTCCCAATCGTACATCCCACTCAACTTGGTCTCCCCTTCCCACATGTCAAACTGGAGGATGCCCTCGCTCGCAGGGCTTCCCTTGAACGTGGGGTAGGGGTGCGACGCCTTCGCCAACTCACAACTCGCCTCGAGCGCGGCGTGGTACATCGTCTCGAAGATGTAGCTGTTCATCGCCCTGGACGCGTCGCAGTCGAAGGGCAACTTACACAGGTTGAAAGCATCCGCCAACCCCTGCACCCCGATGCCGATGGGCCTATGGCGCACGTTGCTCTGTCGGGCATTGATGGTTGGGTAGTAGTTTCGGTCGATGACCTTGTTCAAATTCTTCGTGAGCACCTTGGTGACCTTGTGCAACGCCTCGTAGTCAAAGGTACGCTTCTCCATGTTGACAAACTTTGGGAGGGCGATGGACCCCAAGTTGCACACCGCCGTCTCATCCTTGTCGGTGTACTCGAGAATTTCAGTACAAAGATTTGAACTCTTAATGACGCCTAAATTTTTCTGGTTGGACTTGGAGTTGCACGCATCTTTGTAGAGCATGTACGGCGTCCCCGTCTCCGTCTGACTCTTCAAGATGGCTTTCCACACGTCCGCGGCATCGACGGTGCGCTTGGCCAATCCCTCCTCTTCGTACTTTGTGTACAACTTTTCAAACTCTTCCCCGTAGCAGTCGGACAACCCCTTGGCCGTGTCCGGGCAGAACAAGGACCATTGACCACCTTCCTCCACGCGTTTCATGAAGAGGTCGGGAATCCACATCGCCGTGAACAGGTCGCGACACCGCGCTTCCTCATCGCCCTGGTTCAAGCGCAACTCCAAAAATTCCATGACGTCGGCGTGCCATGGCTCGAGGTATATCGCGAAGGACCCTTTCCTCTTCCCAGCCTGGTTCACGTACCTCGCGGTGGCGTTGTACACGCGAAGCATGGGAATGATGCCATCACTCTGTCCATTGGTGCCTCGAATGTGCGACCCCCTCGCGCGAATGTCGTGGATGTGCAGACCGATGCCCCCGGCCCACTTACTGATGGCGGCGCACTCGTGAAGGGTGTCGTAAATCCCATCGATGGCGTCATCTTTGTTCGCCACCAAGAAGCACGAACTCATCTGTGGTCGGTGCGTGCCCGCGTTGAAGAGGGTCGGGGTGGCGTGGATGAAATACCCTTGGCTCATGAAGTTGTACGTCTCCAGGATGGACGCGAAGTCATCGCCGTGAATCCCGATGGCGACGCGCATGAACATGTACGAGGGGGTTTCACATATTTTACCCTTCACCTTCTGGAGGTACGACTTTTCCAGGGTCTTCAGGCCAAAGTACCCGTAGTCGAAGTCCCGCTCGGGCTTGATGTACTCACTGACGAGGTCGGCCATTCGAACCACCTCGTCGGTGACCACACCCCCCTCGTGCAACGCCTTCATCGCGTCGACGAAGGTCTTCGGTGCTTGCTTTTGGATGTTCGAGGCGACGATGCGCGTGGCCAAGACCTCGTAGTCGGGGTCGCTCGTGATCATGCCGATACAAATCTCGGCCGAGAGCGTGTCCAACTCCTGGGTCTTGATGCCGTCGTACATGCTGCTGAACACCTGCTGCGCCACCTTGGTGGGGTCGACTTCGGGTGAGAGTCCATGAATCAGGTTGGAGATACGGGTGGTGACTTTGTCAAATTTCATGTCTTCAACGCGACCATCTCTCTTGGTGACTCTCATCTTATTATTTGTATAAATAGGGGTGGAAATTTTTAATTGCATTTCAAGTCGCTCGCGCGAACCGTGACAGCACCGGCCACTTCCTTCTTACGATTCGGTTGCGTGAGGTAGGTGTTCACGAAGAACGGGCCGTCCTGTCCGGGTTTGGCCACCGGTGCGTACGAGTTCACGAAACAGGCCGGGGGCTGGCACGGCGGCTTGGCCTCGACGTTCTGCGGCTTGCTGGCGTAGGTCTCGTCGAAGTCGGCGAGCTCCATCTTTACTTACTAGAAGGAAATATTATTTTCGTGGGATATACTAAATGATGTGTGACAACGTCCAGCTGAACACAATCAAGCAGTGCGCCACACCCTTGAACACCCTGTACTTCAGCGACTTTAACCGGGACCTCCTCCAACGCGGGATTCGGGAAAAGTTCAAGCAAGAAACGGGCATCAAGATTGATTACCAGAACGACGACGACCTGAAGACGCTCATGCGTTACGTCTTCATCAACAACGCCGCCGATCACTACGGCGACGTGAACGGCCAGGTGCGCGCGATGAACTCCATCGTCATCGACACCGCGGTCGGGCAGGTGAAGACCGGCGTGGCCCAGTACCTGTCGTATCTGAGGGACATCGACTCGACCACGATTCCCATGGACCGCCCGGTGAACACATCTCTTTATGGAAAGAAGAAAAATTATGCAAACATCCTGTCGTCACAACTCGACGCATGAACAAAAACGGGTGGACGACTGAAGAACACGACCTATTTCTTTTAGGTCTCAGGGTGCACGGAAAGGGGAAATGGGCGAATATCTCGAAAGATTACGTGCGTACACGAACGCCCGCGCAGGTCGCGTCCCACGCACAAAAGTATTTCGCGCGCCTGGCACTCATGGGTCGACGACGTAAAAGTATCTTCGACGCTAAGCCGGTGCTCTTCCGGCCCATAGCCAGGCGTCCGGGACCCACGTGGTATAAAAAATATTGTAATATGTAAAGAGCAATGCTGCTGTCTGAAGAAGATGCCATGAATAAACTGAACCCCTACGTCGTGTTTGACTTTTCCCTTCCAGGAAGCGTTCGTCAAACCCCAGAGTTCACAGACCACGGGAAGGAAGTTCACGCCACGCGCGACGTGGAACGTAGAAGTCCCATCTGCGCTGTGGCGTCAACCTCCGGAGACCGTACTATTGACTTTTGTAAGGGGGGTCGCCAACCCCCGTGCCCCCTTGAGCGCCCGGTCTATCCACGTATACGGGTGGACACGTGCGCCCCGAAGGTGAAGCGCGAGGCCAAGGCCGAGGCCGAGGCCACCACTCCCACTGGCACCTCCTACTGGATGCTCACCGCGGGCGTCCTCCTCGTCCTCATCTTACTCATTGTTCTGCGGAGATGAGTTTGCAGATGTGGAAAAACTTTTCCAATCTCTGGTCGTCCGTGCAGTGATAGATGATTTCAGGGAGGACTTCCATACAAAAATCGTTGACGAGAGTGCGTTGCCAGCTGCGGCGCATGTTCACGTACGGAGGGGTGAACGTGGAGTCCAGGATTTTTGAAGCATTCATGAGACGGGTCGAACACTCGACCTCGTCGAGCGCCACCTCACACATCTTCTGCAATACCTCCGTCGTCTTCTCCACCATGCTGTCCAAGAACTTTTCCAGTGGGATGTTCTGCTTCAGGGACGTCAATTCCACCCAATCTCCCCTTGGTTTGGTGTTGAAGTAATCGACGAAGGTATCGTACCGATTCTCGCCCACGACGTACTTGGTGTACTCGACCTCCACGAAGTCGACGCCGAGTTCGACGTCGTTCACGAACTTGGCTGATTTAAGGAAACTCATTGATTTATAAGAAACCATATTTTTTAAGTTCATTTGCCGTAGGGTTAAACTTCCGGTCAGTGAGGATGCGTTCCACCAAACGTTTCTTCTCTGGGCGAGACATCGTCGTCGTGTCGTTCATCACGTAGTCCACGAACTTCCTTCGTTTGTTGTAATAATTTCGCAAGCTGCGTTTGTACCCGTCGTTCCTGCGAGCCATGGTGCGATAGTACTCCAAGTTTGATGGTCCAAAGCGAAAGCCTTGGTTCATCATGTACAAGTTTTTCATCTTCTCCCCCCGCACGAGGAGGTCGTCCAACTCTTTGTAATACGCTCGACGTTCCTTGTTTTCTTTGTTCATCTTTCGGAGCACGATTTCCTGGACGTTCCTGGGAAGCACACCCCCCGTGGACTTCAGAAATCGCACGACTTTATAATCTCGGGACATTATACAGTAACATGAGAAACTCTCTGCTCCTCGAAGCGGTGGTCGTGGGTGTCGTGACCTCGGCCACGTACTTTGCCCTCACCCAACTGAACACTGGTCTCACGACCCCGTGGCTCCTGTTCCTCACGGGTGCCCTCATCCACCTCGTGTTCGAATTCGCAGGGATGAATGAATGGTGGTGTAGACAGACGTATAAATAAAAATGTAGTACAAAATATAAAATGACAACCCGTGCTTTCATCCCCGCCCTCGCCATCACGGGCACCAGCCTTTTGTGCCCCAACTTAAAGAGTTCAGGGGAGGGGGTGCCCTTCCGCCCCCCTGGGTGGGTGTTCGGGGTGGTGTGGCCCATCCTCTACGCGACCACGGGGTACGCGTGGTACTTGAGTAAACAGGACGTCCTCTTCACCGCCATCGTCGCCCTGTGCTGCCTCTGGCTCATCGCGTACTCGTGCACTAAAAATAAGGACAAGGCCCCCTTGGTGATCGTGAGCGCGGCGTTGACCACGTGGTACACGGTGTCGCAGCTGAAGGGTACGGCCAGAGACTACACCCTCCCTCTCGCCATGTGGTTGACTTTTGCAAGTTATTTAAATGTTTACGAGCAGTACTACACATGAAGACCTTCACGTCTTTGGACGGTGTGAAAATCTACGTCGGGGAGAACGCGAAGGACAACGACCGTTTGACCGAATCGTCCTATCCCAGGGAGTGGTGGATGCACGTGTCCGGCCATCCTGGGTCCCACGTGGTCATCGCGTGCGAGGACGACGTCGTCCCACGGGAGACGAAGCGCGACGCCGCCGTGCTCGCGGTACACCACAGCAAGGCACCCCCCTCTAAGATGGTCAAGGTTGACCTGTGCAGGGTGGAAGATTTGGGTATGGGTCGCGCATCGGGACAGGTATATTTAGATGGTGAAACTACCCAATTAACTATTTTTATGGGGAAGGAGAGGGAGCGAATCGAAAGAATCTTCTCCACTCTTCGACGCGCGTGATCATGGTCTACTCCTCGATCGCGAACCAGTCGTTCAGCTTCGTCCTGACGGTCGATGAGTTCAGGAACATGTTTCCCGAGGAGACGCGACCGTCGTGGTTGAAAATCACGACGATCACGATGGTCGCCAAGTTCGGCCAACCCGTCGACCTCGAGAAGCTCCGCGAGGTTTTCGCGAGGGTCGACCACCTGTCCCTTCAGAGGGGGGGTGCCTCCGGATCTGATTTTCAGTGGTCCATAAAGAACACTACTTTTTACAATCAAATCACTCTGGTATATAAAGACGCATATAGCAGGAAGAGTGTGAAAATTTTCCCCAATGGGTCCATTCAGGTGGCGGGGTGTTGCGACCTGTTCGATTGTCAGCGCGTCATCGCCCAGCTCAAACACATTTTCAGCACGTACCTGGACATGGAGAACATGATACAAGACGAAGATTTCAGAGTGGTCATGATAAACAGCAACTACAGCCTCAACTACAACGTCAACCTCATGCTCGTGGCTAAACATTTTCAAAACTACGGAAACACGTTCTCCGTGAGTTTCCAACCGGACAGGTATTCGGCGGTGAAAATAAAATTCAAACCCGCGGAGGAAATGAAGCAAATCACGACATCCATTTTCTCCACGGGTAAAATAATCATCACAGGGGCGGAGACCCTGAAGGAAGTGGCCTACGCCTACAACGTCGTCTGTCGCCACATCGACCGATGCGATGGTCAGATTCGCGTGTCGCCGACTGAGGTGCGGGACGTCTTCAACACCTTCCTCGGGTACGAATGTGAATCACTTGTACAAAAGCTTCGCACCATGGGCTTTCACTCGTGGCTTCAAACAGCTCGCAACAACCGTATAAATTTTCTGTTGTAATAATAAAGTAAAATGTCTCAGCGCCTCGGAATGGCCGACGGCCGGTGCTTCACGATTCACTCCTCAGCCCAACTCGTGAACAACTACATCATGAAACAAAACGGCATCGCTCTCGAAGACAACTACTCGTACCGACAGTTGTTGCAAAAGAGTGGTCCGGAAATCCTCGCCAAGGTGCAAGATTTGCAAGGCACGCAACAGTGCAACCAGTGCAACAAACCGCTCTTGAACGTCGCGGATATTTATTAAAAAAAGTTTAGGTACGTACATGTAGGATGACCTGTTCTATATGTCTCAACGAGGTCAAACCCACGAGGAACAACGCCATCCGTTGTGGACATATATTTCACAAATCGTGCATAGAGCGGTGGAAGTCACAGGGGAAACACACATGTCCGGTGTGTCGGAAAGTGTTCGACGTCTCCCAGTTTAGCATAACATTGCAGGTGACCAATAATTTCACGAGCACCACGTCCAACTTGGTTCATCTCGACGACGAACAGATGTTCAACGTCTTGGACATATTCGATGTCTCCTTCGAGGCGGAGACCCCGAACGACCTGGACTCACTTCTTCGAGACTTTGGGGTGAGTCTTGCCGACCTTGATGCCGCGATCCTTGACGCAGAAGGCGGAACAGAAGTTTGAGTAGTTGAGACCGGGATAGTTGCGCGCCGCCATCCGTGGGTCCTTAATCATCTTCCCCTTCGCGTCGGTCAGGAGGGCGCCACCGTCGCTCCACCCCCTCTTGTGCGACCAGAGGTTGACTTTGAAGACGATGCGCTTCCCGGCCTTGAACCCACCAGCCTTCCTGGCCGCGGTGGCGATGCGAGATTCGGGAACCTTGAAAAACGCGGCGACCCCTTTAATCGTGTTCCCGGGCTGCACCTTGTATTCACACACACCGTGCTGTTTGTAAAAGTGGAAATCCCCTTGTGGGCTGGTGAACATCATGATTTTGAAAAAACCCTTCTTACATCGCAGGACTGGGTTGACTTTGTACACTTTCTTCGGGTTGTCAGAGATGACGCGCTCTGGCAAACCCTTGCAGTGCGTGTAGGTGTGATACATGTTCGACATTCCACTCCTATCGCCAGGGATGCTCTTTTGCCAACGGTACGTCTCGGGGTCGTTCACGGCGTAGGCGTAGCAATTGTTTGACTGCTTGTACTTGTTCCAAAGGCGCGTGGTGAACTTTTTTTCAGAACCACTCAATGGTAGTTCTTTGGTGACCATTTTATTATCTGTGTACATAATAAAATGCTCAGAGAAATCTCCAAGACTGAAACGAAGTCCGACATGCTCACGGAGGTCCTCCTCTACACGCTGGTCATTCTCATCAGCACCTTCCTCCTTCGCGTGTTGTGGAATCGTTCCCTCGTGAAGCACATCAGCGTGTTGAAGCCCATCGACTCCATGTTGGACGCGTTCCTGTTGTCCGTGTCCCTCATGATTCTTAGAGGGTGTTAAATCCAGTGGTCATCTTCCCGTCGGGGTGCTTGATGGTCGGATAGGCCTTCACACCCGGCGGACACGTGCCCTTTTTAGAGCAATCCACAAACTCATAGGAAATGTTCTTTTCCTTCATGAGGTCGAGTTGCTTACGAGTCCATCCACAACCCATGGTCCCGTAAACGACGTAGTCCCCAGGAGCGGCCGCACCCGCACCCACGGCGGCGGTCTTAGACATGGCGCAGAGAATGTACGCATCGATGAGGAGCAGGATAATGAGAGCAATCATTGTTTGTATTACATGTAGAAAATTAATTTATTCTTCGTCTACGATTTCATCGTCTTCATCGTCGTTCATGTCGACGTCTTCGGACGGTTCCGGGAGGTCGATGCCCTGGAACGCGAACGATGGCAACTTGGCCGTCTGTTCCACGAGGGCTTGGGAGAGCCTGATAGTCACGCCAAACTTATTGTCGATGAACCAGATTTGGTTGAGGTCGACGATGGTGTGCACCTTCGCACCTTTCTCGATGCTGTCCAAGGGGATGGACTCGCGGTTCATGTTGTAGCTCTCCGGGACGAACGTACCATCGGGTTTGGTGAGAATCTTCAACTTGATCGTCGCCGGGTACTCCGGCTTACCCACGCGCACGAGGGGCTTGTAGAGCGCTTGTTTGAGCACCTCGACGTTGAATTCCTTCCCAAGCCACTCCACGGAGTTTTCCGCAACTTTGTTGACGATGAGTTCATCGAGCTCCTCGAAAGTCTTGCGCAACTCGACCGCTTCGGGGACGTCCGGGTCGAACGCCAAGTCGAGGCTGTACGACGTCTTTCCCGTGCCTTCGTCGGTGAACGCGGAGAGGCCGTACGGGCATCGAAGTTTCGGAAACTGGATGAAGAGTTTGTTATTGCCGCCCTTGTTCAGGTAGACCGCCTTTCCGCCGTTCTTGTTCTTTCTCATCTTAGAGAAATCGACGTCGGAGGCCTTGAATTCGGAAGCTTGAGTGATTGCGAGCGACATTGTTGTTGTTGTTTGGTATACCTAAGTACCGCGGATTAACTTTAACCCAGGGGAAAAATTATCTCTCTTTAATGTATACATAGAAATCATGTCTGCCGCGGTGATTATGGCAATGCTCGGATGTTCCTGCTCCTCGGCAGCGGGGCTCTTCTACACGTGCACGGATGGGACCTTAAACATGTCGAACCTCAACGCCAACACGTGCTTCTCGTTCCTCTCGTCTAACACGACGCCGGCTGTCGCCGAGACCGTGGACATGGGCATCAACTGTCAGTACATCACGGTCGAACAAACCACCTCCAACGCGATCATGCTCTCTGACATCGAGGTATACGACTTGGCGGGCGCCAGTCTCATCGTGCACGCGGCCACCGACACCGTCGCCGCGTCGACCGTCGAAGGCGCCACGGAGGAGAATGGTCTCGCGAGTTTCATCGATGACGAAGGCACCGATACGGCCACTCTCGGTACGGCACCGGGCACGGAGGCGGCAAAGGCGAAGGTCGTCGTCGACCTCGGTGGTCTCAAGAAGGTGCACAAAGTGGTGTTGACGAACACCGATACGACGGCGGACCAAAGCAAAATCGCCGGTGCGAAGGTTGTTTTCAGTGCAAACGAAGTGAACGCGGCGGGTGCCGCGACGAAAAAGGTCATCGAGGAAACCCCCACCATCGACTTCGTCGCGAGTGCGTATACCTACGCAATCACGAGCGACCTCGATAAGTGGAAATAATCTCATACAGTAGTATATGTCCGCCGTACTCGTATTCGGATTGATGGGATGCGCCGCATCATCAGCGGGTGGTCTCCTGTACACGTGTACTGAGGGTAATTTCGACGTGTCTAAAATTAACCCCAATGCATGTTTTTCCTTTCTAGGCACGGAGTGCGTCCCCGAGTGCGCACCGTGCACACCCGACCCAGTGCCCGTGCTTTGTCGGTACATCGACGTGAAGCAGACGACTTCGAACACCTTCTCACTGTCTGACATTAAAGTTGTGGGCGGTGAGACTGGGCTCACCAATCTCGTGCAGAACATGACTCCCCCAGCGTCCGTTGTTGGTGTCAGCAACTCGCAACTCATTGACACCGAGGAAGAGGGAGCAGAAACATTGGAAGAGGGACTCACCTCTTTCACCTTGGACCTCGGAGATGTGCGTCAGGTGCTTTCAGTGACGCTCACGAACACCTCGGACAGTTCCAGGCAGGCGGACGTGTGTGGGACGAAAATCACCCTTCGACGACCGTTATACCAAGGTGAGGCCAGTGATTCCACCAGTGCAGAGCTCGATGAGTCTCCCACCATCGACTACGTGTCCAGCGCCTACACGTACGACGCAGGGTCGACGTCGTGGAAATAATTTTTCTAGACGTATATTAAAATATGGGATTGTTTAAAGACTGCGGCTGCGGCTGCAACGGCGAAAAGCAACAACAAAAGTTTGTCATCAGCCTCATCTCCGCGTTGACGTTTTTCATCATCTCCAACCCTCAGACGTACATGTTGACCCGTGGGTTGTTGGGCCAAGGCTTGGCGAGCCCGAACGGGTGCCCTACCATGTTGGGCTTGTTCATTCATACCCTCGTGTTCTTGTTGGTCACGTGGGGTATGATGAATATCAAGCGTGAGTCTAGAACTCCTCGTCAAAATTAATTTCGTCCTCTGCGACGTCTATTTTCCCGTAGTCTCCGACTCTTTTCTCGAAGAAGTTAGTCTTTCCTTCTAGAGAAATGAGTTCCATGAAATCAAAGGGATTTTTAGAATTGAATATGGGCTGCTGACCAATCTGTTTCAGCAGTCGGTCCGACACGTACTCGATGTACTCGGACATCTTTTGGGCGTTCATCCCTATGAGGGAACACGGGAGGGCGTCGATGATGAACTCCTTCTCGATGGCCACCGCCTCCCTCACGATGGCTTGGAGCACGTGTCCCGAGGGTTTGTGTCTCAACATTTTAAATAGTTCCACGGCGAACTCTTGGTGCAACCCCTCATCGCGTGAGATGAGTTCGTTTGAAAACGTGAGACCGGGCATGAGACCCCTCTTCTTCAGCCAGTAGATGGCGCAGAACGACCCGGAGAAGAAGATGCCTTCCACACAGGCGAACGCGAAGAGGCGTTCGGCGAACGTGCGCGTGCGGTCGAACCATTTCAGCGCCCACTTCGCCTTCTTCTCTATGCACGGAATGGTGTTGATGGCGTCGAACAGTTGGGCTTTCTCCTTCCCATCGGTGATGTACTTATCGATGAGTTTGCTGTACGTCTCCGAGTGCACCATCTCGTTGTGACACTGGTAGGCGTAGAACGACTTGGCCTCCGATGAGCGAACCTCGTCGGCGAAGTTGTTGTTGATGTTCTCGAACACGATGCCATCCGACCCGGCGAAGAACGCCAGGACGTACTTGACAAATCTCTGTTCATTTTCAGACAACCCCTTCCAGTCCTCCATGTCCCTCGAGAAATCGATTTCCTCGGCGGTCCAGTTGGACATCTGTGCCTTCTTGTACAGCGCCCACAGGTGTTCATACTTCAGAGGGAACAACGTGAACGACCCCTCGTCGTCCAACATGGGTTCGTATTGCTCTTGAATGAATTCCTCGAGGTCGAAAAAGTTCCCCAGGCGCACCCCATCCTTGAATATCTGCGGGTACGCGTCAAACTTCCCCCCACACAGCTTCTCTAAGTCCCCCTTTTCAATCATAATCTTTTCGTGGGTCAGCCCCTCTGACTCACACAGGTCGACCGCGCGGTCGCAATACGTACATCCCTCTTTCGAATAAATTTGAATTCTCATCTCACACCTGAAGTACAATAGTTAAATATTTTTAATTGACCTGATAGTAAAATACATGATCGTTCCCTCAGATATACAAGTCGGTGATATAGTGCAAGCCATGGTTAAAGACCACGACAGCGAACTCGAAGAAGCCACCTACGGGTTGGTGCAGATGAACACAGGCCACGTCCTCGGCGTGCGATTCCTGACGCCTACGGAAAAGATTTACAAGAGCGCGTGCGTGTACCAGTTGGACCAGGAGATGACCGCGACCCCCTACACTAGTTTGTGTGAACACCACCCAGCGGGGACGACGTTCGACGATCTCGAGATAAAATGTTTAGGTGCGCCGTACTACGTCTTTTATGCCGAGGTCGACATCGAAGACGACGACAGTGAGATATGGGAAGACGACGGGAGCGACCTCGACGACTTCATCGTGTCCGACAGCGAGGACGTGGACGACGCACCCCCAGAGGGGCACAAAGAGATTGACCGGGCGTGGGACGATTGGGAACCCAGGAGCCCCGGGGCGAGAAGTTTTAAAGACACGGTGGACATGATCGAGATGCGCGCGAGAGAGCGTCATTCCGCGACGTTTTAAAAGTTGCCTTGATTTCAAATGTTGGCAGCTATATGGGAAGATTTAAATACTCTACTCGAAAAACCCGAAAATAAAGAAGATGAACAAACCACAACGAACAACTATGAATGCGTGGAGTGCAAGGGCACCAAGGTGATCGCCCCGGAGGGTCTTCCGGTGTGCACGGAGTGCGGTCTCGTGGACGACAAGTACATCTCCGACGTCGCGGAGTGGACCTCTGGCATCTCCGAGGATGGGAAAGTCTCCGACCCAGCGCGGTGCGGTGCGGACGCCCACGGGAACCCCAACCTGTACTCGTCTCAGTGGGGGAAGAGCACCGTGATAAGCACGTCCAGGGGTTCGTCGACGTACAAGAACCGACGCATGGCCACCATCAACTTTCACATGGCGATGAATCACAAAGATAGGGGACTCTACCACGCGTACAAAGAAATCGAAGAGGCGTGCGCGAACCTCCCGGAGACCGTGATCCGCGACGCAAAGATGATCTACAAAACCTTCAGTGAACGAAAATTGACCAGGGGTGCCGTTCGTTTGGGCATCAAGGCGAACTGCGTGTTGTACGCGTGTCGCCTCGCAAACTTTCCCCGGACGACCAAGGAAATCGCCGACATGTTCAACGTCCAATCCAAAGACATCAGTCGGACGGCGGAGATGTTCAAGGAGGTGCTCCTCACCACGAACGAAGATAGCGGCACCACGCGCCCCGTGGACGTCATGAACCGACTCATCAACGGGTTCGAGGTGTCCAGGGAACACAGGATTGCGTGTAACAAGATGTGCAGAGACATCGAGGCGTGTCCGGAGCTGATGAGCAAGACACCGAATAGCATTGCATCGGCTATTATATGGATTGTCACTAGTATTCCAAAAACGGAAGTGTGCAAACAGTGTTCAGTGTCTGTACCCACCCTCAATAAAATAGAAACCATTGTGCGAAAATACTTAGAGGCGAAAGCCGTTTAAATTGTAATGAAACTTTTTGTTGCCACTCCATGCTATGGTGGTCTCTGCCTCGAACGCTACATGGCGTCGATGATTAAACTCCAGATGGAACTCATTCGCGAGGGGGTGCAGATGTATTTCGACACCACCGAGAACGAATCGTTGGTCCACCGCGCCCGAAACGTCGCCGTCGGCAGGTTCATGCAAAAGACGGATTGCGACTTTTTCTTGTTCATCGACGCGGACATCGACTTCGACCCCAAATCCGTCGTGCGCCTTCTCAAGGCGAACAGGGACATCAGCGTCGCGTGCTACCCGAAGAAGGTCGTCATGTGGGACCAGGCCAAGGAAGCCATCAAACAGGGCGACGACCGGGACATGGCCATGTTGAGCAGTTCACTCGTCATCAATTTTGGCGCCCAACGTCGTTCGGTCGAAGATGGGATGATCGAAATCCTCGATGGACCCACGGGATTCATGATGATCAAGAGGGAGGCTTTCGAAAAGATGCACGAGCACTATGCCAAGGAACTCGACTGCATGAACGACCACCAAAACAGAGACTTCGACACGTACTGCGCCCTGTTCGACTGCATGATTGACCCCGACAACCGACGCTACTTGTCCGAAGATTACGCGTTCTGTCGACGATGGCAACAGATGGGTGGTAAAATCTACGCCGACATTCAAACCACCCTCGGGCACGTGGGCAACCTCCCCTTCGGTGCGTGCATGGCAGATAGGCTTAAGGCTTAGACTAGTTTTTTTAATAAATGAAACTCGTCACCCTTCTCGTGTCCCGTTCAAAAGCGTGCCATGTCAAGACTTTACACACTGTGATGAAGTTGAACCTTCACTGCGTTCGCCGTGGGTGGGCCAATGAAATCATGTTCTGCAACGACGACCCTTTCAAGAAGGCTGAGGCGGTGCAAAAGTTGCTGAAACTGTACGACCGCGTAGTGTTCATCGATTTCGGAATCAACTTGGACGAAAAGTCTATCGAACAAGTGTTCGAAACGCACGAGGGGTGTGGCTGCCTCGTGTTCCCCGCCGCCAAGGAGGGCATCGACTGGAACATGTTCAAACAGAAAGTGCTCAGTGATTCCAAGGAGCCCGTGCACCAGATGGGCCTACACTTCGACACGGAGGTGGGTCAAAAAATTAAGGATGACCTATACCACGTGAAATCCACCCAACCCCGATGCTGGATGATGGTGTGCAAGACGGTGAAGAAGAAGCTGGGGGACACAAAGTTGACGAATTACGATAAGATGTTTGAAAAATTAAAGGACTATGGGGTTAAAATATACGCGTGGACCGCGGCACAAGTGGTGGCCACCTACGCCCACGAGTGCGTATCTAACATCATGAATGCCGCGGGGGTTCGCGCGGCATAAAGCGACGCCGCGTTAATCGTGTAATATGGAACAACACGTCATCTCCTACATACATCAGGTGTGGGACTCGAGGGACCGGTTCCCAGGGCCCCAACCCGTCTCCATAGAACGCAGACATTTCCCGACCCTTCAGCGGAACGTGTACGTCGTGTGCGA